TTCCACAAATCATCATATGTTCTATTCATTTTACTCAAACTTGCTTTATCTGGTTTAATGTCCATTATATATAATATAGTTATATTAAATATAAAAATTTGACTATAATAATCTAAAATAATATTAATAAGAAATTGAATTAATATTATTTTATATAAGTAGACATGTATAGTAGAATAAAAAAAATCAAAAAAGGTCTTGAAACATCTTCAACAAAAATATTTTTAAAAAACATTGGTATTAAACAAACTTATATAAAAGATTTTATAAATACCAATGAAAAAGTATTAGAAAATGAAGATAATAAATTAAAAATTCTAAGATTATATTTAGGTTATGTTAATACACATTACAATATATATGAAAGTAAATCCTTAGATGATGAAATTGAAGTTTTTAGACTATGTGGTTTTACCAAACGTGCTGGGTATCGTTATGTAAATTGTATTAAACATGTATACAAAAATGATTCTACTCTTAATTGGATTTACAGATTAATAGAAGGTATGATTTGTGATAATTCTCACATTAATTTAAGTAATTTTTTGAAAGAATGTTATAAAAATATTGATACATCAATTGATGATAATAGAACTGATATTCAAGAAGATGTCGGTGATGACGATGATGATGACGATGATGAAGATGAATATGATAGTGATGATGTAATACTTATTCTCAATATTTCATGAAATTTAAATATTTTGTTTTTAAAAATAAATAAAATAAAAACATTCCTAAAATAATTATAGCAATAGTAAGAAAAATATATTCATAATTAGAACCTGCTCTTATTTCTTCGGAAGTATTAGATCCATTTGAAATTTTTTTCACTATATTATTAAATAAGGTTGATGTTTGTGTTGTAAAAGCACCCATAGCTTTAGTGTCTGGTTCTATATTTAAATCATTATTTGGTAATGGTTTAAAATCCATTTCATCGACATTGTCATAATTATATTTTTTACTTTTTGATTTAGAAGATATACTTTTATACTTTTTTTTATTATAACTATTTGTATAAAGTTTATCAGAAAGCCATTTTTGTTCGTCAAAAATTTCACTATCCTTTACTTGATCCCTGTATTTTGGACTTTTATGTGCTGGTATACTCTTATACGAAGTCTTTTTATAAGGATGTGTATGAATAACATCATGTAACCATTTTCCTTTTTTTGAATCAAATACTGGTCTCTTAAAATCTGGAATATCCGGTTGAATAACCTTATCTGGTTTAGATGTTTTATGTGGATATAAAATATCTTGACTATATGGCAATACATTAAATGGTTTTTTACAAATAGGTTGTCTTGCAACCATTTCTTGTTCTTTTATTTTCATTTCATTTATTTTGTTTTTAAAAATATGTTCTACTGCAATATTTTCAGCAGATTTATGTACACTTTGTTTATTTTTTTTTATCCAATCATTTAAATCAAAATCAGACATTATATCTATATATATTAGATAGGATTTATTTTTATACTCAAAGTTATAGTGTAAAATAAGTTAAATATAGGAATTTATATTCAACTATATATATATATAACATTATGTCAGTAGACTCTTTAGAAGTTTCCCTGGGTGACTCCCTAGCAAATGAACCGAAAGAAATTGATGAACAAACTATTATATCCAATTCTATTACAGAATTATATTCATCTGCAAGACAGATAATCAAAGAATTTGTAGAAGATGGATTAATATCTGGTTTTAAAGATATTCCTCAATTAGTTTGGTATAATTTACTTTCTTCTTTATGTAGTATGGTCAGAAGATTTGATTTAATAAAAAATAATGAAAAATTAAAAGAATTAGTCGTATTTAAAACAGTTAGAATAATTATTGAAAAGGATATTCCAATTAATCAAAAAGACAAAAAAATAGTTTTAAATATTTTTGATAAAATTGCCCCAGCTATAATTGATGTACTAATACCCGGTCGCCGCGAACCAGGACAACCCTTATCTTTAAGTGAAAAAATTATGAATAAAATATGTAAATTTTTTGGTTGTGGAACGTTATAAACATTGGATTTTTTGAATATTAATTAATAAAATTTTGTTTATTAATATTCAAATTTGCTATATATGGAATTATATTATTAACATTTTTTTATTTAATTTATTATTTTTTATTTGGTCATATATTTTTTTAATATTTAAATATTTTTTACGAGTATATACAGAAGTATATTTCTCTAAGTTAGCAAATTTAATTAAAGAAGGTATTGTCTTTATATCAATATTATAAAAGAACAACAATGTAATACCTTCTTTTATCATTGTAAGAGAATTAGATAAAAGATAATATAAAATTTTTTGAGATAGTGACATAATAAGATGTTCGTCATAAAAATTATCTATATTTTTTATATGTCGTAATAAAAAATCATATTGATTTTTCCGAACTCTTTCAATTGAATTTCTTGATAATATTGAAGTAAATTGAATGACTGGCAAATTTTTTTTGGATTTCATTTTATATTTAGTCAATATAAAAGATGGGTAGTAACATGATAAATAGGCATAATAATCACATAAATCCCAATAATGATGATTGTAAATATAATTACCAATTATATCACTGAATGATATAATATCACTAACTTCTCTTAAAATTGGTATCCAATTTTTACTATTAACTGTTTTCCGAAAATTTAAATAATTAATATAATTTTGATGTATCATCAAAGGTAATAAAACTTTTTCTTGATCAAAAAAATAAAGAGAATCCTCAAATGATGTTCTTTCTGATAATAAATTTTTTGTAAAATCATATAATTCACTTTTTTTTATATTCTTTTGTAATACAATATTACATAAAGATTCTATATTGTCATCTAAATCTGTTGTCACATTTTCAAATGATAAAAAATATAATATATGTGCTAATCGTCTAAAATCATTTTGACTAATTTTTATTATGTAATCAAGTGATTTTTTACTAATATTTAATTTATTTTTTGCCGTTATTTCTTTCGCCTTTTTTAATAATTGAACTTTTGTTGGTTTAACAAAATTAATACAAATACATAATTTAATTAATTCATTTAAATTTTTAAAATATGAACCTGAACCTATACAAATTATCGGAATTCGCTTTATTTTGTTTTCCTTTACAGTATTTATAACCGATAATAAATGCTTCTTACTATAACTATTAATTCCTTCAATTTCATCAATTATGATAGATGAACGCTTGAATTTTGATGTCATGAACGATATATTACGACAATATAGAATTTTTTTTAAACTATCTTGGACATATGCTTTATTAGAAAAATCAAGAGCATTAAAGTAATGTATATGATACCCATTTTTTTCTAATAATTGTTTTGCAATATGCGTTTTTCCAATTCCTGATGAACCTGTCAATAAAAGTGGCTTATGTTCTGTAGACTCTCCAGTCTCTTTAATCCATGAATTTATTTCACTTATTTTTTTTTTATTCCCATATATAGTTGGATCATTTATTGTAAACGAATCTTCCCACTGATTATTATTGAATGAATCCATATACCATACAGTACAATCTATTATTTAATACAAAATAATAAACAATCAAATAAACGCACTGACATAAAAATAAAAATTAAAATAAAAATTAAAATTTATTTTTATATATAAAAATTAATAATGACTAGTCAGATGATGAAATATATATATAAAAATAATAGATATTCTGTAGATATATCAGATGATTGTACAATTAAACAACTAAAAACAAAAATCATTACTTCTATTGTAAACGAAAAAATAGATTATATTGATTTAATGGTTCTATCTGATTTTCCAATTAGAGAATTCGGAAAATTAACAATCAATCCTGGAATATTTCTAAGATATTGGGATCAAAAAACAATAGATAATTTCCCTAATAAAATAAGAGATGGAATTATTGAAGTTGTCCAAGTCAATGATTATAAACCTAATATTATTAAAAAACGCAATAAAAATCGTAAATATATTTTACCTTCACACAAATACGAAGAAAAACCTAAACCTGTAATAAAAAGAACATTCGATTATGATATAGATTTCCCACCATTAGGATCACGCTAATCGTTATATCTTTGATTAAATATCAATCTTTATAACCTTGGTTTTTTTGGTATATTTCCGTTTCTTTTCTCTCTTTACTTTTTTTATATTTTTTTTAACCACAGGTTCTTTTGACTTGCTATTATCGGTACCCTTTTTTTTCACTTTTTTACTACCTGCCTTCATCACATCGACTATATTTTTATCAACATAAATATAATGCTCATTTGTATATACCCTCCACATTGGACCAGATGGAGATTTTAACAACAAAAATTTATCTTTTTCATTTGAAGCATTATTTTTTAATAACATTCCACCTTTATTTACTATCATATCTTTTTTCGATATATATCTGATCCATGCCTTCTGGGGAATTTTTTTTACTAAATTATTTCTTACTAGACAAAAATCTTTTGCTGAATTACTCATTATATCCTATAATATTATCTTATAATATTATATTAAAATTAAATTTTAATATCATTTTATTTAAATAAAAACAATATTATAATATATACCAAAATGCTCAACAATTCTAATTCTAATTCTAATTCTAATTCTAATTCTAATTCTGATTCTGATTCTAATTCTAATAATAATGATATTGACATGAATGAACAAAAAAATAATCAAATTAATATCGGAAAAGAAGATAATAATAAAATAAAAGAAGCATTTGCATTATTTGATCAAAATGATGATGGTATTTTAACTAAAGATGAACTAATAATATTATTAAGATCTCTTGGCAAATATGTTACTGAAAATGATGTTGACAATTTAATTAGAGATGTTAATACCATCGATATCAATAATTTTATGATAATTTTAAATAAAATCGCACCAAAAGATACCCAACAAAATTTACAAGAAGCATTTGAAATATTTGATTCTGAAAATAATGGATATATTAATGTTCCAGAATTTCGTCATATTTTAACAAATTTAGGCGAAAAATTAACTAACGATGAAATAGATAATATTATTATACAACTTGATATCAATAATGAAGGGAAA